TTCAATCTTTTCTAATTCTTGTGTTACGTTAACTGTAAATGGTAGTTCTCTCATAGCCATATCTCGGCTGATGAGTTTTCCTCCAAGTGCTTGAAGCATAAAGATAAGACCCTGTGCTGGATTAAGACCAGCAAGCATACCGTAGCGAACATCAGCAGAATAGTCATTCTTGATGTCTTTAGTTGGCTTGTAGGTAATCTCATAAGGTGAACCCGAATCTACTCCACGAATTGTTTTTTCTTGTGGATAAATCATTTCATCTACACAAAAACAAATTTGAATAATGTCCCGAAGTGTTGCAGCAAATATTGCTTGTGCTGATTTAACTTGTGTATCAAATGCTCCCATAAGAGCCTGTACACCTTGACCAGTAACAACTGATTGGCTGATATTTCCAGTACGAGATTCAGGATAGCGAGTACCAACACGAAGTTCTTGGTTAAGAATGTTCTGCTCAGTGAATGCGCCCTGTGGCAGCGTAAGTTCTACGCGACGTACACCTGCTGGGTTGGCTGTACGGATAACCGCATCTCCACCAAGTTGTAGTTCTTGCACATCTTGTGGAAGTACGATAGGTGCTTGTACAGATTTTTCTGCTGCTTCCATTGCAAGTAATGCAAATCTGTTACGCAGTAACTGAATACCAAGTACATCATCAAACTGTCCACGTAGTTCACCATCAACAGATGGCTTACGTGCAACAACAACCATCATCTTACCAAGAGGGTTAGCAGCCTGTGAAAGAATTAAGTTCTCTCTACGTGGTACATAAATTATAGATTGGTCTTTATCGTAATAACGAACCATCTCAATTGTTGCATTCAGGTCTTGCTTGTATCCTTCTTGTCCAAGAAGTTCTCTATCATACTCTGGGAACTGAGATACCAGTTCACCAAGTGTCATAGAGTATCGTTTAGCAAATGCCACACAGCGTCCATAGCGGTCAAACTCTGGGTAAGCCCCAATAGGATTTTCTATGCGAATACGTGGCAGTTTTGCTTCATCGTCTAGTTCAATAATGAACGGGACGAAACCATAGGTGATATACCAGTCAGCACCTGAGTACATCTGTACTGCTAGGTCTGAGTGTTGGAAGTAGTTAGAGGCAATACGAGTGCGCTTGTCAGCAAAGGTACGTGCTCTATCAGATACTTGATTGGCTGCAGAACAGTTAACCGCTGGAAGCGGAGCCATAACTTCAGATAAGTCACGAGCAACAATATCAATAAAGTTTGCTACTACGTTTGCATCAACGCCCTCTGGAAAGAAGTTAGGATAAACCTGAGCAATCTTTCCCTTACGGACAGCAAGTACGTCAAGGTTACGGGCATCACGTTCGTGATTACGGTAACGCAAGGATTCAACCCTTGCTACTACCTGCTCTATTGATAATGCCATTGTTGTCCTAACTATATTGGTCTGACCATTGGGATGAGAAGGCTTCATCCAGATTAATGGATTGGCGTTGATTAATTTGTGCTTGGGTTGCCCAACGATTCTGAGCAAACTGTCCTACCTTTGAAGAGCGGTTCATTAGTTCGCGTATACGAATAACTGCAAACCACAAAGCCATAACACAGTCAGTTGGATTCTTAGTGTCAGGCTTCCAAGTGATGAGTTCTTGCACTAAAGTCTTTAGACCCTCAGAGCCTTCATTGCTTGGTAGTTCCATTAAATTGTTATCTTGGAAACGCCCGTCACGGGTATTGCCAAACAGGGTTGCCATAGAAGCAACACCAAAAGACACATCCCACTTGTTCTTGCCAGTAAAGTGTGAGTTCAGTTGGCAACCGTGAGAGGCTAAATAGTTTCTTAAGACATCATCTAGGGCGTAAGCCTTCTGATGAGCGTTGATTTCAATTCTTAACTCTTGTGGCTTATATCGTTCTACCCAGTCTTCAATAAGATTTTGAATCTTGGCTGGAGTAGGCTCAACCATATTGACGCAATCTAAGACGTAGATTCTTCCGTCACTGCGATTATATGAAACAACCACAGCACCAGTAGCACCAGCCATAGCGGGGTCAAGACCAATAACAGTATAAAGGCTGTCAGTATTTTTCGGATGTCCAGGTGTACCCGCCTTTAGCGGTCCTCTCTTTCGCATTCCGTTGACTGAGCCAGCCACACAGGTTGGAGAGAATATCGAGTCTTCTTGGACATCTTCCTGTTGGTAGACCATAGCCCAGACAGAAGGTGCAACTTCAGAGCGGCGTGTAAAGAGCGAGGGTCCATCCCACTTAGGGTAGAGACCGTCTTCTCCGATTTCATCTATTTCGCCTTCTTGTTTGTCAGTCTTGGGCCAGAGTGTTTTCCAGTTCTCAGGTTTTTCATCAAACTCTAAAACTGCTGGTTGTGAGAAGTAAGTGAACGGTGACTTGCCACCCGTCCATTGCCCACCATCTCGAATCATTTTATAAAGGTCAATGGGCGCGACACGGGTTCCTACAATAATTAGTTTTCCGTGCCGCCCCAGACGTGTGATAACTTCCTTCTGAAGCCATTCAATTTGCTTCTCCCACTCGTGGGCGTTTGAGTTCATCACAACATCGTCTAGGATAATCAGGTCGGCGCGAGCACCGTAAATCTGTGAGCCAAATCCTAAGGCTTGTACGGTTGGGTCCTTCTCGCCAGAGTCGCGGCCTGTACCTAGGTAAATCATATCGGCAGACCATTGAGTTGCATCTGCCTTAAAGCCACCGTTAGGGCCAAAGGCCACCTGTAATTTAATATAGGCTGGGTGGGAAAGTCTTGTCTTAATTGCCCCAAGGAACTTACGAGCCATACCCTGAGTTTTAGAGACAATGATTACTCTAGCGTTAGGGTTAGTGACAATCTTGTGGACCACGTAGTTAGTCGTAATGACCGTGGACTTGGCGTGCTCAGGGGGTACGTTAATCAAGATACGGTTGAGAGCATTTTGCTCATAATTCATAGAGGGGTGTAACCAGCGAGGCTCTCGGCCTTCTATCAGGTCATACCAGTCATAGTGATGGTCGAATAACTTGGTGTCAAGGAATTGCTCACAGAAATCGGGGAAGGCTATATCTTTGAGTTCTGCTAAGTCAGCCTTGATGCCTTTGCCCTCTAGTCGGGCCTCATCTGCTCTTTGCTTAAAGTCAGGGTTCTGCATTGACCATTGGCGGAAAGTGACATCATTTCGACCTACGGTTGACATAGCAGCGGTAATTGTAGAACCTTGCTGCAATTGGATAAGGACTCGCTCTTGGGCTTCGTCCTTTGGAATGTTCTGTATGCCTGGCTTGCGTCCCATAAGTCGTCCCCCTAGGGTGTTAAATCAGTCGCCCTCTGTGGGTTATAAAGCGGTCTAATAACGCCATCTGCCGAACGGCATAGTTCTGGCGTTTACTCAACATTAGTTATTAGTTATTTATATATTATAACTAAAGACTTGCGGAATCAAAGGGAGCAAGTCTGCTCTTTGATTTATAATGATAATTAATCATTACATATAAGATAACCTGTTGAAAGTGCCTAAACCGAACACTAGGTTCGGGTATATTTTTAATTTTTTTTTATAATAGTCCCTGACTGGGGTAAAACCCCTGGTCAGAGCCTATTGCAAGGGGGGGAATATAACAGAAAATTATGGTGGAAGACTATATCTCCCCCCCGCGCACAAATAAATGAATCCCCCCTCAAATGATTACTGACCCTCAAGGTCAGGTAAAGGGTTAGACACTGACGTGTCCTATGTCTACCCTGTACCGATTGACCTTATGCCCCCCTTGTTGGGGGTTGTGGATAACTAATATGTAGTTTTCCACAGGTTTATTAACATTGTGGATAACTTCTGTGGATAACTTAGGGGGTGAACCATCCCCCCCTGTGATAATCCGAGGGGGTTACATTATGTAAAGTAAATATGGAATCCTTGAAATAGTTGAATCTTCAACCACATTTGAATTGTCGACATATCTACATTCTCAAGGGTTGGAATGGTGTGATGCAAATCACATCGGAAATGGTAGGTGAATCCCGTTTCATCCACTAGGCTCACCTTGTGAGTTCAAATCGGACTTAAGAAATAAGACGGGAGAAAAAGAAATGAACACAGCGATTAAGACACAAGAAAAAAGCACCAAGGCAGAAGCACTAAGCACCCTAACAATTGCCCTAGAAAAGGCTCACAACATCATCAAGGAAGAGACGGGTGCACCTCGCGCCACTATCTTGGTGACTCGTGACCTCAAGGGAAGAAAAGGACATTTCACCCATTACACACCTTGGCGCACCGAGGATGAGGTGTTTCACGAGATTGCTTTCAACCTTGAGCATTTCACAACAGCCGAGGAACTACTCTCAACCTTGATTCACGAGGTTGCACATTCTCTCAATTTCTCAAATGGGATTCAAGATACCTCAGCAAATCAATATCACAACGCGAAATTCAAGGAACAAGCCGAGGCGTTAGGTCTTAAGACCGAGCAGACCAAGAAAGGTTACTCAAGCACTACCCTAACCGAGTTCGGGGCTAAGCGATGGGCTAAGGCACTTAAGATTCTACGCCAAGCCCTAGACCTCACCGCGATTTCAAACGAGGGAAACGCCAAGCCTAAGGGCAGAAACACCAACTTGATTAAGGCGGTGTGCGATTGCCAGAATGTAATCCGCCTAAGTCGCGGGGTCTTAGAGTCTGGTGTGACTTGCAACACTTGCGACGAGATATTCAAGGAGGCTTAAGACTTAAGACAGAAACAGCCCCCGCCTTGCGGGTACGGATTCACAATCCAACGGGGGCACGAACTCTCAACCTAAGGTAGAGGGTTAGGTGTGATAGACATCACATCGGAAATGGTAAGCGATTACCCGATTCGGTGGGAGGATTGCACAAGCAAGACCACAACAGGCAAAGCGCAGGTTGTGTATTAAGACAGGGGAAACAAATGGGAACAAGAAGCAGCATCGGTATTAAGTCAGAAGACGGAACTATCAAGGCGATTTACTGCCATTGGGACGGATACCCAGAGGGAGTAGGTTCTATTCTCGCCGAGTATTACAACCACAAGGACAAGGCAGAGGAACTAATCAATCTTGGCGGGTTCTCTTCACTTCACGAAACGCTAGAAGAAACCAAGGCGGGAGCCTATGGGACAGAAAGCGACAAGGCACGCACCTTTACAAATGAAAAGGATTGGTTCGAGAACTTCAACGCTGGCGAAGAGTTCTTTTATCTATACACAGAGGGCGAAGGATTCAGATATTCACAAGGTGAAAACTGGTTCTTTATTAAGACAGAAAACAAGGTGGCATAAATGGATGCAAGATTCGCAATGGCAGATGCATACAAGGCACTAAGTCGGGCAGGTCTACCACATAACGAGTTCGAAGCAGAGATTAACAACTGCCAAGGGGCAGAGGATGCATATCGCATCGCTCTTAAGTGGATTGGGATTGCAAGCAAGAAAGTTAGTGCTTAAGACATAAGAAATAAATGTGATGCAAATCACAGCCTCAAATGCTTGACGAGCACGAGTGTTCACGACACTATTGAGGCACTGGTAACAATCCCGTTACCTACAAGCACAGGAGAATCAAGTGAAGAAAGCAGAACTCAAGGCAGGAGTTGCTTACTATGCAACCTCCCGCAATAATCAGATGTACACATTTCATTCATCAGTACTTAAGACACACAAACAACACCAACACAATCGTTACTACGTAATCTTTGCAGGTGCAGAACCACACACTGCACACCGAAGCCCAAGCGTTATCTATATGACCAACTGCCCAACCTACGGACACGATTGCCCAACACATAGCAAGCAGGACAGCAACCTAATCAACTGCTGGCGCACAGACTTTCGCTTGATGGATATTCGAGGCGAATACTGGTCACTCATTAAAGATATGCACGAAACCCGCAAGAATACAAAGACCAAGGACATCAGAGCAGAACGCCTAGTACGTATCGCTAAACGCAATCAAGCCAACCAAGAAGAACCAATCAAGGCAGAGTTCTATTCTGTCTTAAGTCAGATTATTGACGGGCACTGCGTATCGTGGGACAGGCTGGGTGGATTCAGTGTCGAGGAAATGCAGAAGATTACCAACGCACTCAAGGCAACACTGCCAACACTACAAGCGGTGGCATCTTGAGAATCGCAACCGAAGAAGATTTTGGTATTAAGACCGAGATAATCTGCGGAGACTGCTTGCGACCTATCACAGACTGCAACCATTCCACCAACAACAAATGAAACTAACACGACGAGGTTGGATTGTGCTTGTCATAATCCCAACGTTACTAGCAATCGCTGGATTGTATTGGTTATCAGGTCATCTATGGTGGATGGGTGACCACTACTGTCTTAAGACACTAACCGAATGTTACTTCCCAACCAAGTGACCAACATCACACCGCAAATGCTTGACATCAGATAGCACAACCGATTAACTACAACTACCAACTAACGACAGGAGAAAAAAATGAGACGCGAAACAAAAGACGGAAAGTTTTATATGTATGGAGAGTACTCAGATGGTATCCCAAAGGTGCGCTACTCAATCGGTAGATGTACAGAACAGGGCGACCAACACATTGAAGATGTACTTGGATACAGAGAAGCACGAGCATTCTTAAAAGACT